TGACAAATATATATAAACTTAGTTTCCGTAAGTTAACGCATTACGGGGCGGTCACGAAAGACTCCATAATTGACCTATTATGGCGTGTTCGCGGACGACCTTGCCGAAGCAAGGTTTCTCTTCCTCAGGTCTGCACACATAGTATATGTAAAGTATTTACAACTAACCTATATCTAACTATACAGCTCCGTCTGATCTCCAACGATTCCTACTTCCGTTGGCATTCAAACTGACTTGCCTGGCTCGTTCAGCCTCTATTTCCTCACTCCGTAGGATGGGAAATATAGTTCTCCAGGCAACGGCAAGTTCACCTGGGGTCACGTGTTCTTCAAAATAGGTGTACCCGTCAAACACTTCATCTCCATCTGTATCGGGGATGAAAGTCTCATAATGGCTTCGGGCATCAGAATGCTTGATGTACATAATGTGGTGAGCACCCACATCCCCATAGTTCAGCAGCCTCTTAGATTCCTCTCCAATCACCACTAAACCCATGTTTAGGTTATTACATACTGCAGCTAACTCTTGGTAATTGTGGTCCCTTGTACTAACCAACTTTGATAATATGTCGGTTAATGCTGCATTTACATCCTCCGCATCTATCATCCGCCTCACCCTGAGGTCCTGCAATATAGCATGCACACCACATCTGCCATCACCTACCGTCTCTAGCAAATAGCCCCTCAGAGCATTCTCATTCACCAGGTCCTTCTGGAGGCCAGCCACTATCTCAACTTCCTCGCCCCTAACCGTCCTAGCGGTCACACCTCGTGGCACACCATCTACCACCACCCTAGGAGGGTTCATGACCAACTTCAAAGCTCCAGGACTTATTAGGAGAGCTTCATCTAAAACCCCCGATTCATCGTTAGTACCAGCGGTCTGTCCCTCCAATTCAGGGTTTGAATCCAGCACAGCAGGCAATGACTCCCCAGTGCCATGGCGTCTCGCCCCATCTGTAACAGTACCAGCCACCCTGCCAGGTAGTGTGTCCCCCCTGTTAGGAGCCCTGTAGTCTTGTGCTCGCCCTCTTCCGCCATCTCGACCACCAGAACCGGCACCTCTACCACTATGGCCCGAAGTTCGTCCTCTCCCGTTGGGCCTACCATGATACCTCTGATCACCTCTTCTATTGGCACCAGCACTTGGCACACCATCCGTGTCCCCTCCATCACTGGGCCCTAATAGCAAGGCTGGGTCCTGAGCACCGCTTGGCTCTAACCTCAGATTAACATTACCCCCACCAAAGGAGGCCAATCTCAAATTAGGGGGGGCTCCTCTATTTGGAACTCCCCTCCTACTCACACCAAGTGTGTCCCTAACATCATTCACACTCGATCTACTATCAATTACATTCTTGGGTAACCCAGAACTATCGTAAGCGATTGTACACCTGCTACCAGGATAATTCGACATATAGAAGCAGTCAGAGTCCAGCTCCATCTCATCTGTCCTGGGCTGCACTTCGACATCCAAAATATGTCTAACCAATCCTATACTGTACTCACCGCTAGCACAAGATAGGAACTTCATCTCCTCAAGTGATAAATTGTCCATCAGCTTGTCTCCAGCAGCATTGAGGCCAACTCTAGGTACTTGATCGCTCACTCCCATGACCCATGTGTAGCCACGAGTTAGTAGGTTATCCCTCAATCTCTTATCCCTATCGTCCTCAAAGTTGAAGGACTGAAACCTCCACCCTCTAACACATGCCCAGGTCGTGTTTTTACACCTGGAATATGGCAAAGCATGTAATAGCTGAGGTCGCAGGAAATCTGACTCCCCGCGCTTGATAGCAGATGCCATCATCAACCCCATATGCCTCAACTTACCAGCAAACATTACTGGAGTGTCTGCAGAGGTTATCCCCTTCCACTCATCCAGCACGATGTTGTCACCTTCGGCATCCAGCCTCAGTCCCAGTTGTCTGAAAGTACCGTCTAGGAATGGGTCTGCACTTGGAGCCCCTGTAGGACAACCAATGCTACCTAGCGCGCCGGACTCCTCTATTACATTGAATAGGCTCATCTCCATCATCCTACTCAGTAGCAAGTCAGCCACCAGGCACTTGCTAGTAGAGAAGTAGTTGCTGTGCTTCTGTATAGTTGGCTTCTTTTCAACGGCACCGTCCAGAGCCAACAGGACTGAATAACTTAGAGGGTACTCCAGACGGAAGTCATATTTGTCCGTCCAATCTCGTACTCTGCTAAGTATACCTGGCAATCCTCTGAACTCACTGATAACCATTTTCAAGTCATCAAGAGCGTCCATCTTTATAGCGATGTTCAACAACGAGCACCACATTCTCTCTGGACTGCCCATGCTGGCATTGCAAATCAGACTGTCCTCGCCCTTGGTGGTGAAAAAGACCAGATCATCAGCCTCCATAAAAATGCTGTTGTATATGTTTCTATCACCGTACCTTCTATTTGGGTATTTTCCCCCCATCTCTGCCAGTATCCATAGTTCAGTCGGTGAGAACATACTGGCATCCACTACTATCTTCTTAGAAACTAGCAAGTGCATCTTGTCTTTCGGCGTCACATTGTAACACACCTTAGCATTCAAGTTATTGAACTTGAGCTTCTTCACATCGGATACGGTTGCTAGGTTGTACGACATGACCATCAGGTATCCTTTCAAAAATAGATGCCTTAGGTCCTGCCTTACAGTCAACTTCTCCCCCAAAAAACTTATTGACGTGCTAGTCAAGTAATGATTGGCTATACCAGTCAGACTAGAGAGCACCGACTTGTACATGGGGTGGTTGTTTGGCAATTGCACCCCAGGTCGTGAGCAGTTATCAACAAACTCACCGTGTGGGATTAGCAGTATATTCTCCTTGGCCGAGAAGGTCTCATTGTAGACCCTCTCCCCTGTCAGGGTCCCTTTCCCAACCACCTTGTCCTTCTGCTTAGCTAAGGACTGTGATCGTATTGGGAGTGACACATCCATCCCCTTCAAAGTAAATTTCTCGGGCATTGCTAGGTCCCTTAGCAAATTGCCCTCACCTATGCCGACACATGCCTTCTCCCATGCTGCTAGGTCCAGAACTGGATTCTGGCCTGCTCGGGAAGCTTCGATTACTCGTCGGTAACCTTCTTGGTGTTTCAAATTCATCGGAAGTTCATTTATGAACTTCAAAGCACTCATACCCATATCCATGGCTATTAATTTTGTTTCGTTGCTAAAGCTTATGATTGCTAAATTGCCAAAAGCTTGATTGCAGCGATCTTCTTGGACCGACAGTCTTTGACTGTTTCCCTTCCTCAGGGTCCAAATTATTATATATTTTATCA